AATGAGTAACTATTCAAGAGAAGATATAGATAGGTGGTTTGAGTTTTCCTACCTACCATCCAAGAGGATGATACACATAGGATCACACGACCCAGAAATGCAAAGCGGTGAAGGAGAATCTGGCACAGATTGCCAAATGTCAGAGTTCTTCATAAAAGCTATCACTCATCTCAACCAAATTTCCAGTCAACCAATTATTATCCACATGAACAATCTTGGTGGAGATTGGTATCATGGTATGTCTGTATATGATTCCATCAGAGCCTCAACTGCACATGTGTATGGTGTCTGCTGGGGATATGCTATGAGTATGGGATCAATCATCATACAGGCGTGTGATTCTAGGATAGTAGCACCACATTGTACATTCATGATTCATGATGGGTGCGAAGCACTATATGGTACATGCAAAGCTGTCGAAGCATGGGCGAAATATGCAGCTAAACTCCGCGAGAGAATGTATGAAATTTATCTTAGCAGGATGAAGCAAGCCAAACCTAGAATCACAATAGACAAAATAGAAAAACTATGTTCACACGACACTATTTTCACAGCAGACGAAGCCGTTCGTCATGGACTAGCTGATTGGGTTTTAGAAACTCTTAAAGACCCATACAAATACTATGCAACAGAAACTCAATCCACTAAATGGCAACCTAATGTAAAACCAGGCAAACACGAGGCAGAAGAAACAGAAGAAGGGAATGTATGATGGATTTACGTGAATACCAAGAGAAGGCTCGAAGCACAGCAATTTATCTGGAAATTGAAAACACCAGAATATTATACCCAGCCCTTGGCATCATTAGTGAATGCGGAGAAGTGGCAGGGAAAATCAAGAAATTAATCCGCGATGATGGCGGGGATATGAATGATGATCGTAGAAAGGCAATATCCAAAGAACTTGGAGATTGCTGTTGGTACTTAGCTAATATATGCTGCGACATAGATCATGATCTTATTATGATGTATGACATGCGTTGGGCATCTATGGTACATCATATTCGCGGACTTACGTTGCCACAATTAGTTTTGCATATGAGTCGTCATGCTACATTTGTCGCAGAATCTCTGGAACAATGGTATTACAAATACGACAGTCATCCTGGTGCAAGAAGTCGTTTCCCAGACATACCCAATAATCTGACAAACATCATCACGTGCATTGAAGAAATTGCTCGCAGATGTGGTTTTACCTTAGAGGATATTTATACAGAGAACATCGAAAAACTCTCTAATCGCCAAAAGAAGGGTACTATACAAGGTAGCGGTGATAATCGCTAGAATAATTGGTGTATAATCATATTGGAATAGTCCTCAATTTGTGATTCAGGGGGGCACATTATGATAACCGAAGTAGTGTCAATAGTTTTGCGACAAAATAGCCGATTTCTGCTAGCCCAACGATCTTTATCAGATCACACAGGCGGAACCTGGAATTTTCCTGGTGGGAAGATAGACCCGGAAGATATTGACGCCATAGCAGCGGCTTATCGAGAACTTAAAGAAGAATTGGAACTTGAAGGAAATAGATTTAGGAAACTATTCCATATACACCTGGGCAAATATCGCGTTCAGGTTTTCTTGTGCGATCGATGGCGTGGGGTACCAAAACCATCGTGCGAAGATATAATAGGAGTTGGATGGTTCACCTACGCAGAGATGTACGCACTCGGCAAAAGTCTATCCCCATTCGTTAGCGACAGTTTGTTGTATCTATCATATTTAATACAACACTATGATCATCACCCAGATGAATGGAGGGAACCTTGGAGGGAAATGTGATGAGAATGGCTAAAATATCCAAACCAGCAATTGTGATTTTGTTTGAAAATCTATTATGGGTAAATTCACCAAAAGAATGGGTACTAAAAAGTACATACTTCCAAAAAACTCTATTTGTTTCCATGTTGATCGAAACATCCGTTGAAGAACAATATCAAAAAATACGTCGTAGTTTTTCTATTGACACAATCCGTGACAGAGAAAAAGACCTCTATGGTCTAGCAAGTGATTGTGTAGACGAAATGCGAACTGAAATAAAAGCCTAACGGAGATATTATATGACTGCTAATCAAAATAACCGCAAACAGTTGATTGATTTCCTTATTCATAGGTGGCAACTAATAACAGGCTTTGCCGCTTTGGAAAGAGTATATATCGCCACATGCAACTTCGCGCAAACCAATGGTACGCCTATACCCAAAGCACCATCTTTTACAATACCTTTAGCTTGCCGTCAAATTGAAGTTATCAAACATCGCATAATAGAAATACTTCCAGAAGCAAAGTTCATAGACTACAATTATGAAGCACCAGCCCCTCTCGACCCACAAGACTTTGTAGAAGTGTTCGTTGCTGATCATCAACAATGCATTTCTAAGGTAGAGGAAGTTGTCAATAGGATGAAAATAAAGTGACCCAAGAACGTGAACTAGAAGATAAGCTAGAAAAACCAGACCTTATGATTCTTTCTGGTTCTCGTCTATACGGTACTGCCACCCATACAAGTGATTACGATTATCGTGGTTTCACAGTACCACCATTTGAATATCTGGCAGGGCTTAGCAACTTTGAACATAGGGTAATCAGAGAACCATCTGATACTGTAATCTATTCAATTAAACGGTTCTTTCAGCTACTAATATCAGGCGATCCTGTAGCATATGAAATTCTATTCGCCCCAGAAACAAACATTATAGAACGCAGTGATATAGGCGGTGTTATCCTGCGTAATCGGTCACTATTTGCCTGCCAACGATTCGCTCGTCGTATAGGCGGGTATTCACAATCTGAGTGGAGAAAAGTAACAGGGACTCAATTAGTCCCAGTGGCAAGGACACCTAACGAAGCCGAGGTCATAGAAGATATCCGTCAAATGTTTAGGCCACAAAAAGAGGAAATGGACGAAATAATTCGTTTACTATTCCTGCAACATCCAAGAGAAACACGACCAGCAAGACGCAAACTAGGAGCGAAGCGGAAGGCCCAGATAGAACGTCATGGATATTGTACGTCTAGCGCGTGTCATACTATTCGTCTATTATCACAGCTTGTAGAACTTATGGATACTGGTGTGATGAAATTTCCTTGTATGAATGCGGAACTGTTATTATCCATAAAACAAGGAAAACTATCACTAGGTGAAGTTGTTACTATATACGAAGAACTACTAAACACTGCTTTCCAAGCTGGTGAGAGAACAAATTTGCGACAAAATCCTCCTGTGAATAAGATCAAAACTATATATAACGAAATCATTGCACATACTATTATCACAGATGAACGAGTCAAGAAGTACGCAGAAAGATATGTTGACACCTGGGAAAGGTGGTAGAATGCCTCGTCTCATATGTGCATCATGTGGTGATTCATTCGAAAAGGCTCAGAAACGAATCAATCAAACTGAGAAGCTGGCGAAAAAACATGTCTGTTCTCGCAAATGCGCATCAAATCTGACCAACGAAGAACGAAGATGCGAACCAACAACTGTCAATGCGACAAACACTCGTAAGGATAAAGAAAAGTTCCCAGAAAAGGACCGCGCACGTTCCCTCGTACGTCAAGCTGTAAAATCTGGTAAACTAATCCCATTAGAAGAATGCGAATTCTGCGACTCAGAAGGCAGTATCGAGGGCCATCACCCAGATCATTCTAGACCCTTCCTTTTAATCTACCTATGTAAAGATTGTCATCACCAAGCGGACGCCGATCCCGACAAGTGGGAAAATTTAGCTACGGACTATGCCGACGGGTGTATAACATAGTAGTAAGACCTAAAAGGAGGTTAAGATGAGAGATACAATTAAATTCAAACTACAAAAATACATTTTCCGTTTTATTGGGGATATCAAATGGGCAGGAATATTGCATCCATTTTGGTTTACTATTAATGCTGTGACATTTGGTCTGAAAGGAAAACATTATCGCGATCTAGAACAATTAATACAGCCTGGTGATATATTGATCCGTCGCTTTGAGGGATATATAGATAAATGGCTCATACCGGGATGGTGGAATCATGCTGGAATGTACGTAGGAGAAATTGACGATAAAGACCACAAAGTTGTTCACGCCATAAGCGATGGTGTTATAGTTGACGATCTAATAGATTTTATGCGAACAGACCACATGATTGTTTTGAGAGCCCCAGAGGGAAAACAAGAAGAAGCTCTATTGCGCGCAAAGTCTGCTATTGGCAAGCAATATGATTTTGCGTTTAACTTCAAAGAGACTCTTAGGTTTAGTTGTACGGAACTAATCGACTATTGTTATCCGAACATAATAAGAGGGAAGAAACGATTTGGTAGAAATACGATAGTTGCAGATGATATAGTAGAGACTCCTTCTCTGGAGGTTGTGTGGGACTCAAGGAAGGACAGCTAATCATGGACGAAAAAGCTTTTGACCAAAGCTTGCGAGAACTTATTTGGGAAGCAGCTAGCCTACCGGCAGACCATAAAGAAAAACTAACACCGCTTGTGGAGGCAACAAAACAACTACACAAGGAAATTAAAGATAACGAGGACAAGATTGCAGACTCGTTGACAAACCTTAGAATATGTATAAAATATATATTGTTCGACCTGGAAGCAACAAGAAGAGAGAGAGATCATTTAAGAGCTATGTTGGACAATCCACAACCGCCAGACGAGCTAGGGGGGAATGCATAATGTTCACTGAATGGTTCAGAATACTCTTTAGAGAGATAAAGAAGTCATTCGATCTCATCTTCAGGAGATAACTGTGATCAAAAAGAGATGGGTTATCGTAGGAATCCTTGCCTTTGCGGCTGTATTGATTATGTCCGGAGATAAGAGACGTTTACATGATATCTACGAGACACATATCGCCCCTATTCTTGGGTCTGCTGGAATGAATCCAAAGCACACTTATGAGGGTCAAACTGACGACTCTCTCCTGTCTGATAGGGTAATCGATACTGACTGAGGTCCAGCGGGGCAAGATCAATATCTGTTTTATCCTCATTAGGTACCACCTCAACAGCTTCTTTGCCACAAGCGAATGCCGACAGGGCTTCCATGTTTGCGCCAAGAGAATTTCTCCATCCAGGTAGTAGAGCTATCTTCTTGCACTCGTTGATAACAGCATTAAGGTCAGTGGTCATACACTGAGCAAATGATAGCTTGAGATAACTATTGTGTTCGGATGGACTCCACACCGAAAAGCCTTTCGATCGCAACATATGTGCAGCCAGAGCAAACATCTTCTTGTTTAGTTCTGGGTACCCACGCATTGGCCCACCTAGATAAAAATCATACTTCTTATTTTTTCCAAACATACAATTATCCTTTCAAGTCTGTAGTTTGTGTATCGTTAACCAATTCCTCCATATCGTGCAATGTTGATTGTGGAATGAAATAGGCAGGACGAGATTTCTTTCCATTTCTCCTGGAAGGATCATCCCACCATTTGTCTTGCTTACATTCATGTCCGCGCAACCAACCACACAATGTATGTTCATCACCACGAACTGTTATCATGACAAAAATGTCATTATCATTATCTTCCTTGTGAACAATTAGACTATGCCATTCTTCACTTCTTGTGCGAACTTGATATTTACCAACATCAGCAGCGTCAAAATTACCTAATGAACCACACCAATAAAGATTACGCCACTTAGCGAAAATGGCCTCACCAATAGCGCCGAGAATATGAAACTCCCAACCCATACTAATAGGACAATCATATCTATCGGTACGCTTCTTCTTGAGGTTAGATACCTGCCTCATAACACCGACCATTGCGGCAATCATAAGTTCAGACCATGACAATTCTATTCTAACTTGTCGGGACACAGTATTCTTTCCATTCTTTGACGGCAGCAGCACTAGCGTATTTGACGATAGACGGCATGTCACAATAATAGAGACCCGCACAACTGAAACTATTAATTTCCAATAAATAAACATCACCTTCTGATTCAGCAATATCTACTGTGTAACACAGATCGGGTTGCCACTCTTGCTCGGCTATAATTTCGGCCAGACGAAAAGATGAGGGGGACCAGGTTGGACGTTCATGTGGTAGATATTGGCATCCAGTTACAACTTTTTTGTCACAGACAACAAAACGCCATTCTGCTGTTATTTCCTTCTCCGGAGCTACTACAACAAGCGTTTCTGGACCAACCGTTTGTAGCAACGCTTGGATTTTGTGATCTTCATCTGGTCTTACAACATGTCCTGTGAAAGACTTTGATCCGCTATCTGGTCGTATGAATAATGATCCTCTATCCCAAGT